TTGACTAAGATCTCATTAATTTTGATAATGATTCCGCCCCTGAAGAATCTTCTTGCCTTCTGGATGAATTCTTTGAATGCATCTTCAATGTCATGGAATACCATGGCCTTCATACGAATATCAGTTGTATTAGGATCGATACCCAATAGATCGCCAACCGTGCCAAGCAATGGGATCTGAATGCCTAGAATCTTATCGATTGCCTCCTGCATTAATTCTTCGCCAAGATCCTCAAGTGCCTTACCAGACAATACGTCCTCCTTGGCCTGTTTGATCTTGGCTTTGTACTCGGCGACTAATATGTCAAATGCCTCTTCAACAGTAATAGTAGGATCGATCGATGCCATGACCAGTGTATAGATTGGCTTTCCGATAATAGGAATACTTTTTATTACATTTGCAATAGCTTCGGCAATACTTCCAATGAAGTCATTGATAAGTTGGCTGAACCAGTTCTTTACTTTGTGCCATGTTTCTTCAACTTCAAGATCTGGTGATTTAATTCCTAGACTTCCATCATACGTAGATTCAATACCGAGGAATTTCTTTACTTCTTCAATATCATTCTTAATCGCCAACTTTACTTTTCTTTGTCCACTCTTAGTGAATAGATCGGCGATCACAGGATCGTATTCATATGGCGAACCATCTATATCAATCAGAACTGCAGTTCCAATGAATGGAATAGGAAGCATGAATGGATTTGGTATACCAAGAACGCCGATCAACTCAAGTAGAATATCGACGATCTTCTTTTTAAAAAATTCTTCGATGTCTTTGCCGAGTTCACGAGCACGATACTTAAGTTCTAGTTCCTTTGATTTTATCTGACCTAATGGATCTGTTGTAATTGCTTCAATTATTTTAACGATTTCATCAATAGCAACAATGGCTGCGGTTATAGCAATACCACACTTATCATCCAGACTCAGACCATTGGCCGATAGACTCAGACGACCCATCGTTCTGCCAATATTCTTAAAATATGCGTCTAAGTCTTTTTTGCTGATTTTTCCATCTGACCCACAATCTAACTTATGGATCTTAGGAATCTCTAACAGAATTGACATTAACCATTAAGTCCGATTACAACGCCGCGAATATTAATCACACCGGTTTTTGAAACTAGATTGAGATCGCCATTCGACTTGATCTCAATGTTCCCCTCATTAGCTACGATCTGTAGATCACCCTTAACGACACTAATAGCATGATCATTCATAGTAACACTTGTCGAGTCATTCATAGACTTGGTTATAATTGTACCGTCTGGAAAGATCTCTACATATGATCCGGACTTATGATAGATGTGAATACGTTCGGCCTTTGGTGTATCATCTAGTTCTAGAACATGGCCGCCTTCTGTAGTGATTGTTTTATTATAAGGATACTTCGCAGCGTACTTAGTTTCCTTTTCACCAAGTTCAGTGAGGTAGTTCTTTTGTACAGGACTATTGCCACGAGCATAGCTAGAGACGGAGTGGTTGCTATCATCTACTGTATATGGAAAACTGCCAATAATATATGATAACTTAGAGTCTACTCTGAATCCAAGTACTTTAGAATCTACACTTAGACCAATTGCAGATGTACCAATGCCTTTAGCATTAGCACCTGACGGAGGCATAATTACATGACACCAAAGCAATCCACCTGGATCTTTATTGTATGCATCATGACCTATAAGTTCTTTTACTCTAACACGGCCCATCTTAAGAGGATCATTGATGTCTACAACTTCACCTTGGAACCAACGTTCAATGTCCATTCATAATTCCTTTATGCAACAAAACTAATAGTCTTTGGTGCATCACCACCATATCCATCTTTTATAATCTCAAGGCCCTGCATATACTCAGCACCTTCACCGAATGTTAGCACATGATGACACTTGGTAATTAGATAGTTACCTGCAACCATCACATTGGTATCAACAAACGGTTTCTCTTCACCTAAACTCAACGCATTGATCTCTGGGACCTTAACAGTAATTACATCACCGATAGTCACAGTAGTATCACCATAGACGGTAATGTTCGCAATAGTATTAAATAAGAATGAAAGATAATACGGTCTTACAGCTGCAGCATGTGCCGACTCAGAAGTTTCTATTGTTGGATCGTATTTGACAATCTGAATTCTGCCTTCGTTCTTTCCTAACTCGTTCTGTGATGTAGCACTAGATGATGTAGAGTTCTTATTCAGTTGAACGAAATTTAGTTTGGCTGGATCTGGATTGATGTCTTCAATCTCTTGTGTAATCTGATTTACTTTTCTTACGATAACTTTGCCGGCTCCTAGCGCACGTGTAACATTAGCGTTACCTGTCTGAATGGTGTTGAATATTAGAATGTTTCTCCATCGACTTCCAGCAACACTAATGTTTGCAGTTGCAGACTGTACATAGTACTTATCACCGATCTTGCTTAGTCCTTCTTTGATAAGACCTTCGAACGATTTAAAATGATAACCTTTACTATTCTCATAGAATAAGAAACAGTGCCCAGAAAATTCAGACGACATTGCCTTCAATCTTACTTCATCAATAGCAGTGAATGGATTGATTGTAGTAAAGTTGAATCCGTGAAGACCCTGTGTCTTCTCAGCAAAATATTGTTTATCACTTCCAATCAATTTTAACAGTGCACTGATCATGGTCTCGCAATCAATCTTCTCCTTCACAAGTGAAAGGTTCTTGATCTCTGTTGATTTCAATGCCTCCTTAGAAACACACGTAATCTTATAGACGATTCCTTTGTCATCAGGAGTCGTAACAGCCGGATCGACAATGATTGGATAGAATGTATATTTTACAGAGGCATCAGAGTTGTCCTCGTACGTATTAAACTCGATATCAATACTCTGTTCTAGAAAGTTGAAGTGGTCGAATATTCCGATCTTATCCGAGATAACAAACTCTGCAATTGTGGTCGGTTCTAGAACACTTTCATAGATATCAGCACGAGCACAGTACGGTGTTAACCCAAGTTTTCTGCCACCAGGAACGTTGAGTTGGAATGTTATAAGCTTAAATTTACCTTCAAGAAACTGTATCATTTTTTAAGTTGCTCGATGAATGATTTTTCTACATCTGGAACATAACTAGACTTGATCAGACTGATGTACTTCTTCAGTTCATTCTGTTCTTCTTCATACTCATATGCATAGACAGGTGCCCAGAAGCTTGCCTCAAGCGTACTGATATTTTCTTTGAGTATGATTACACTAGCAATTCCATCTACTGTAGACACTGCATAGGCACCATCTACATGTTGTACAATAAGAATTCCTTGGGCATCATCCTTAGATACTAAAATACCAGATGCATCGGTAGATGTCTGGTTTATAGTATCACCAATAATAAATCCAGAAATATCAGCAGTAACAGTCAATTGGACGATTCTATTTGTTGAAACGACCCAATCTTCCTTGATGCGTTCGTAGCCGTTGATCTGATTAGTAGTATTGATCTTCGGCTTCCAATATTTCTTAATAACCGTAGAAAGACTATCATACACCGTTTCCGTGATTAAACTCTCATCAGGTGCCCAGTCATTTCTATAGAATAGGATCTTGGATCTGGCAATTTCTGCAGTACCATACTTACCAACGATATAATTCTTAAAATCATCCTGTGATTTGTAGTAGTCATGGTATGGATCTATGATGTTATTTGTCATATAGATCAACCAGTCATACTGCGTCGAATTATAGTAGTTAAAGGAAAGGATGTCTGGTCGAGTACTTCCTTCCTGAAGTACATAATCAAAGTTGATGTAGATGTCCTTCTTGGTCTGATCGGTAAAGTCGACCCGGGCCAAGATGTTTTTGGCTGGAGTTCCATTGTAGTCTACAAGTGGAAATCTATTGAAATATCTAGTCATTATTGTTTTCTTACACCAGTTTCGCGATTTGCACTAGCAACAGATGCACCTGAACTTAGACTATTATAGAATGAATCTTTTGCTTGTGTGAATTCACTAATAGCACCACCAAGTCCCATGTTAGTTGCTCCAGTTGCAACAATATCCTTAAACTGTTCAAGACCATCTGGGCGATCACCTGGCTTGAGACCGTAATCCTTAGCCGTCTGAATCTCTGTTTCGAGCATCTGCAATTCGAGTTGAATCATAGTAGGATATCTCTTTCCATCAGGTCCGGGTTTGAAGAATGATGGCAATCCTGATGGAGCATAATTGACCGACACTCCTTTGATCAGACATTTTTTAAACCTGATTAAATCGTTACCCCATGGCATCAGTCTAATATCTACTAATGGCGGATACATGAGTGCAGCTGTTCCAGTGGTACTATATGCTGGCATTGAGTTCTTTTTGATCTCGTCGATAATAGCCTTAAGATTTTTACTTTCATCTGGATTGCGTGGAGCAAATGTCCATTGGAAAGTATGATTTCTTAGTTGCACGCCTTGGAAGATTGCTTGTAGGTGAGGATTAGGAACCGCACCGAGTGCTTGACCTAGAGCATCAGCACCGGTTCCTTCAAACTTTTGTGCAATAGTGCCGTAAAGGATAGCAAACTCCGTACCAGAAACCGCGCTACCTGCGCCCCTGAGAAGATCCACACCAAGGTCTGCAAGACCACCTTTCAACGCTCCTGGTGATGTTTGGCCGATATCAAGATCGAAGTTTTCTTTAAGATCTCTTGGGATAGGAAGTAGGATAGTTCTAAAACTCTTGAAGATAGCTTCCATCTGGGGACTTGGGCGCGAGTAACTTTGGAAATCAAGTGCCATATAATACTGACCCATTTGGTTAGGAAACTGCATCACGTGTGACGCTGTAATATTTGTAGTATTAATCTTTTGAATAGCATCCATCGATGTTTCAGCTGCACCTGCAAGCATTCGCTGTTCGATATCTCTTGGAGATACACGATTTTGCTCTGATGTAGATGTCCTAAAGAATGAATCTGACCTACCAACTGAGAAGGCATCGCCAAATCTTGCAGATAATACAGAAGTTACACTATCAGATAAACCGATCTTTTTTAACCCCTTAGCAAATGCATCCTCAACAGCGTTCTCAAACTTTTGCTCTACTTTATTAATAGCGTTATTTACCAAGCGGTTAGCGATACCACCCAGATCCTTTTTAAAATTTTTGATATTTAGATTGATAAGGGCCACTGGCTTCTCTTTTCTAGAAATTCTCTTCTGTTTATTTATAAATAGAAAATGGCATACAAAGGAAAGTTTCAGCCAAGGAACCCTCAAAAGTATCTTGGTGATCCATCGAATATCGTCTATAGAAGTCGATGGGAACTAAAATTTATGGGTTGGCTTGATAACCACCCAGGTGTATTACAATGGGGAAGTGAAGAACTGATCATTCCTTACCGATCACCAATCGACGGCAGAGTCCATAGATACTTTCCAGACTTCATCATAAAAAAGAAGACACGAGATGGCAAGATCGATACTGTAGTAGTCGAGATCAAACCTAAAGCACAGTGCTCTCCACCAAAGGTCATAAATAAACCTAATAAGAGATATATTACTGAAGTACAGACCTGGGGAATTAATTCTTCAAAGTGGGAAGCTGCTGTCGGTTACTGCAAAGAACGTGGCTGGAAGTTTGAGATCATAACGGAAATAGAACTCGGAATAAAGTTTTAATGGCAACAGTATTCGATACAATCATTACTCAAGGTGTCCGCTCTGGACAGATCCCTGCCCGTACGCAGGATGCACGCGACTGGTTCCGTGAAACGGCTAAGAAGATCTCACGTCTCAATGAGCGTGAACTTATGCGTGGCGACACCAGCCGTCTGACAAATAAGACTATC